CCATTGTCACGCCCAACAACAGCACAGATACAAGAATCACAAGGAGATTTTGCATTTGAAGGGCCAGCAGCATAATGGCAAAGTCACCAGCATGGACACGCAAGGCAGGTCAGAATCCCAAAGGCGGATTGAATGCGAAGGGCAGGGCATCGTACAGAACGAAGTCTGGCAAGAAGGGCAATCTGAAAGCACCAGTAAAGGGCGCAGCGAATACACCAGAGAAGCTAAGAAGGAAAGGTTCGTTCCTTGTACGCATGGGTTCAGCAAAAGGGCCACTGAAAGACGAGAAGGGCAGACCGACACGTTTGAAGCTATCACTGGTCGCATGGGGTCACTCTGGTGACAAAGCATCTGCGGTAGCCAAAGGTCGCCGTTTATTGGCTAGATATCAAGCTGCAAAGAAGAGGAAAAAGAAAAAATGAAGCAAGCTCCTAAAAAGGCAAAGCCTAAGTCGCTTTTAAAACGTGCATCTGGTAGCGACATAATGAAAATGCAATCTCCAGAAGTAAGGGCTTGGGCAAAAGAAAATGGCATTGCTACATCTAAAGAAATTGATGCAATGCCTTTAGCTAATCTTGAAAAAGTTTATATGATGTATTTAAAAGCGAAAGGCCAATAGCAATGATGAAAAAGAAAGCAGCTAAAAAATCAATGCTTACAGCAAAACAAAAGACATTGCCAAAAGCATTACAGCAAAAAATTTTGAAAGCAAAGATGAAAGGAAAGTAAAATGCCACAGGTCGGTAATAAAAAGTTCCCATACACAGCCAAGGGCAAAGCTGCAGCTAAGAAAGCTGCCGCTAAGAAAAAGATGCCAGCCAAGCGCAAGCCTGCTTCTGGAAACTATTCTCGCGGCTATTAATGTTTTATGCATCTCTTCTAATTTGTTGGGTTGGGTTTGGTGGACAACAATGTTTGGTTGCCCAAGATACAGAAGGGCCATACATTAAAGAAGAGCAATGTTTGAATAGGTTAAAGGAAATGGAATTTACTATTTATCAGAAGTTTCCTTTTACTAGAGTAACAGCAAAAGATTGCATACAACAGAAGGAAGGTACGGTATAATGGCTGTCAACGCTGCTGGTAATTACACCAAACCTGCAATGCGAAAAGCATTGTTTAATCGTATAAAGGCTGGTAGCAAAGGCGGCAGAGCGGGCCAATGGTCGGCGCGGAAAGCCCAGATGTTAGCAAAAGCCTACAAAGCAAAGGGAGGCGGATATAGAAACTAATGTTAGCAGAGCTTGTGGCAATAAACAGTGCGTTTGCCGTCATAAAGAAGACGATTGCAAACGGCAAAGAACTTGCCTCGGCAGGGAAAGCGATTGCGGATTTTGCCTTTGCGAAGGAAGACCTGCAATCCAAAGCAAGCAAAAAGCGTAATAGTACATTTGGAAATGATCTTGAAGAGTTTATGGCTCTTGAAGAGGTTAAAAGAAAAGAGGCTGAACTCAAAAGCATTATGTATCTTTATGGACGTTATGGGCTGTGGGAAGATTGGGTTAAGTTTCAAGCAGATGCTAGGGCTAAAAGACAAAAACAAATAAAAGAGGCGCGGCTAAAAAGAGAGAAGATAATTGAAGTTATCGGCATTGTTTCTTTATCTCTTGCTATTGTGTTTATGTTTGCTGGCTTTTTTTATATTGTAGCGAGAAAAAAACTATGGCTTTAAGACCATCACAGGCTTCTTTACGGAAGTGGACAAAGCAAAAATGGAGAACCAAAAGTGGCAAGCCATCCACACAAGGGCCAAAAGCCACAGGCGAGCGTTATCTACCATCAGCCGCAATCAAGGCGTTATCGTCGCAAGAATATGCAGCGTCCACTGCTGCTAAAAGAAGAGCAACTCGTGCTGGTAAGCAGTTCTCCAAACAGCCTAAAAAGATATCAGATAAAACCAAAAGATACAGATGAGCTTTCTACACACACTAAAGCGTGAAGAACGTGATATGCTGCGCCAGATTGTTAAGAAGGTGCATCTCGCTTACCATCCTAAACAGTTCCAGACTGACAGAGAGGCAGACAAAGTTATTGCTGTTATCGGGCCAGAAGTTGTGGAACGCATGATTAAGTTTGGTAAGGATCACAAGATTGACCAAATTTAACTACAAGCCTGATGGTGAAGTTCTTAAATCTTTTATGAAAGACGATTCGTTTTTTCGCGCATTGCGTGGCCCTGTCGGGTCAGGCAAGTCTGTGTGCTGTTGTGTTGAATTATTTAGGCGTGCTATTCAACAAGAAAAGGGTATGGATGGCATGCGTAAATCACGTTGGGCTGTCATCAGAAATACAAATCCACAGCTTAAAACTACCACAATTAAAACTTGGTTGGATTGGTTTCCAGAAGAAGACTGGGGCAAATTCCATTGGTCTGTGCCATACACACATCACATCAAACGAGCAGACCTAGACCTTGAAGTTATCTTCCTCGCTCTCGACAGACCAGAAGATGTCAAGAAACTCCTCTCCCTAGAATTGACAGGTATCTGGATCAACGAGGCGAGGGAGATACCCAAATCTATTATTGATGCATGCTCTATGCGTGTTGGTCGTTTCCCTTCAATGAAAGATGGTGGATGCACATGGACAGGAGTAATAGCCGACACAAATGCACCAGAAGAAGATCACTGGTGGCCCATAATGTCAGGCGAAGTTCCTATTCCAGACCACATTCCCAAAGAAGAAGCGAAGATGTTGGTCAAGCCAGACAACTGGAATTTTTACACACAACCAGCAGGTATGCTGGAAACAAAGGACGAAGAAGGGATCATCACAGGTTACGTTCTAAACAAGAACGCAGAAAACGCAAAGAATATGAGGGCCGACTACTATCCGAACATTGTACAAGGGAAGACGAAGAGTTGGATAGATGTATATGTGATGAACCGCCTTGGGAGTATAAAAGATGGTAAACCCGTTTATGCCAATTTTGCAGCAGATGTCCACGTTGCCAAAGAAGAAATACCTGTTGCCGCAGGATTACCTGTTTATATTGGTCTTGATTTTGGCCTTACTCCTGCTGGGGTAGTCGCACAAAAGGTGCGTGGACGTTGGCTAATACTACAAGAGATAGTAGCGTTTGATATGGGTATCGTTAAGTTTACTGAAGTGCTACGGCAAGAGTTGTCTACAAAGTATGCAACTAACGAAGCTATTATCTTTGGCGACCCAGCAGGTGACTTCCGCGCCCAAACTGATGAATCGACACCATTTCAAATATTGCGTGGTGCAGGTTTGAATGCAAGGCCAGCACCGTCAAATGATGTTGCTCTTAGGATTGAATCTGTAAACTCTGCACTTAACCGCATGGTTGATGGTAGTTCAGGACTATTAGTTGACTTTCGATGTCGCAATATAATCAAGGGTTTTGAGGGCGGCTATCAATACAGGCGGCTGCAAGTATCTGGTGAGCGTTATATGGATAAGCCAGATAAAAATCATTTCTCACATATACATGATGCTTTGCAGTATTTAATGCTTGGTTCTGGCGAAGGACGTGCAATCTTGACGAACATGCAGCATGCGCCTAAACCCTTTCAAGCTGAACGTAACTATGATGTCTTTACAAGAAAACCACGACAAAAACGTAAAGGTCTTTGGGCTAGAATGTAAAATGTGCGTTGCTTTGTTTGTAAAAGCAACTGTATGAAAAACTAAAGGAGACTGTTATGTGTGTAGGTAGACCAGCAAGGCCAACTGTACAAGGGCCAACAGCAGAAGAAAAAGCTGAAATGGAAGCTGCTAAAAAAGCAGAAAAAGATGCTCGTGAACAAAGAGAAGCAGAAGAGCGTAGAAGACGTGATGAGGCAAGAGAAAAAGGTTTAGAAAGCTCTGCTAAACAACAACGCCGTGGTTCTGGTGCTACATCTTTGCTGACAGGTGGCAGAGGCGGCATGGGTTATTTTGACGAGACTCTATAATGCATCAGCCAAAAATGATGTTGGAAAAGTATGAGCGTGCTAAAGAAAAACGTTTAAACTTTGAGCCACTGTTTGATGAGTGCTATGAATATGCACTTCCTATGCGACAGGGATTTTATTACGAAGTTGCTGGTCAACGTCGTGATGATAAAATCTTTGATGAAACTGCTGTTGTCGGCACACAAGAGTTTGCTTCTCGTCTTCAATCTGGCCTAGTCCCAAACTTTGCACGTTGGGCAGATTTTATTGCTGGTTCTGAAATACCAGATGAACAGATTGATGAGGTCAATAATCAACTAGATGTGGTGACTAATTATGTTTTTGAAGTTTTGCAATCTTCTAACTTTGGGCAAGAGATACATGAATCGTTCATGGACTTGGCTGTCGGAACAGGTGTGTTGCTTGTTGAAGAAGGTGATGCGCTCAATCCAGTACGCTTTAACGCGATACCACTTCCGTCTGTCGTGTTGGACACAGGTGCAGATGGCTCGATTGACCATGTGTTTAGAGAGAGGACTCTTAAGAACCGTTCGATTCCTGTTGCCTATGAGCGTGCTGAAGTTAGTGAGCGACTTGCAAAAGCTATTGCAACACAGCCAGAAGCTGAGTGTAAGATTCTGGAAGTTATTTGTAAAAATTACGAAAAGCGCAATGAAGAACGTTATGACTATTTTGTTATCGATACTGCCAACGAAGAAATAATTTATTATGAACAGTTTGTTGGTGCAGGCTCTAATCCGTTTATATGTTTTCGTTGGTCTAAAGCCAGTGGAGAAATTTATGGGCGTGGCCCTCTTGTCAACGCCCTCAGTGCAATCAAAACAACTAATTTAACAATTGAGCTTGTTTTAGAAAATGCACAGATGGCTATCTCAGGCATCTATCAGATGGATGATGATGGCGTTATGAATACAGATACAATAAATCTTGTGCCAGGGACGATCATCCCAAAGGCGATGGGGTCAATGGGATTGCAACCAATACGTGCTGCTGGTGACTTTAATGTTGCTAATCTTATTCTTAATGATATGCGCAATAATATTAAGAGGGCTTTATATAATGATATGCTTGGCGACCCAAATAAAACACCAGCATCAGCCACTGAAGTTGCAGAACGTATGGCTGATTTATCAAGAAGGATTGGGTCAGCCTTTGGTAGACTACAGGCTGAGATGGTTCAACCAATATTGCAGCGTGTTGTATACATTCTGAAGAAGCAGGGCCGTATTGAATTACCAGTTATAAATGGCAGAGAAGTTAAGATTCGTTCTGTTTCACCTCTTGCACAAGCGCAAGCTAATCAAGATATTACATCTATATCACGTTATTTGCAGTTAGTTGGCGGTACGTTTGGGCCAGAGATTCTTACTCTTCTTGTAAAGCCAGAAGATGTTGCTGTTCACCTTGCTGAAAAATTTGGCGTGCCTGATACATTAATACGTGATAGCGTTGAGCGCGAAGAGCTTGGAAGAGCTGCACAACGATATCAAGAAGCACAGTCAAGAGGTGAAATGCCTGATGTCCAATCACTTAGGCCTTGATGGGTTTCCACGCCCAAAAGAAGAAGACGACAGAATATCTCAGAACATAAACAGTTTGTTCCGCACACCTAATGGTAAAGCAGTGATGAAGTATCTACGTTCTATCACTATTGAATCTGTTAGCGGTGCGAACATATCTGACGCTGAACTACGTCATTTAGAAGGACAGCGTTATTTAGTGGGCCTCATAGAGAGGCGATTTAAACAAGCAGAAAAGGCAAAGAAATGAGCGAAGCAGATAATGTAGAAGTAGCGGCTGAAGCCACAGCCACAACTGAAGCACCTGTAGCTGAACGTCCAGAATGGCTACCAGAAAAATTTAATACACCAGAAGACCTTGCGTCTTCTTATCAGTCTCTTGAACAGAAACTTGGTGCTGGTCAAGAAGAACTACGGCAGCAAATCATACAAGAGTTTGAATCTGCTGCTTATGAAAACAGGCCAGCTACTGCTGGTGATTATCAGATACCAGAATCTGTTGATGCAGAAATGGCTGTTGATAATCCACTGTTTCAATGGTGGGCTGATCATGCATTTGAAAATGCATATAGCCAAGAGGAGTTTGAATCTGGCATAGAAAAATATGCAGAGTTTATAAACTCACAAACACCTGACCTTCAACAAGAGCGTGCTAATCTTGGTGACAATGCTGATGCACGTATTGAAGCTGTTGACTTGTGGGCAAACAAGTTTTTCCCAGCAGAATATAGCGATGCTATTTTGCAGATTGGGCAAACGGCAAAGGGCATTGAGGCTCTTGAGTTTATCATGTCTAAAGTAGGTAGTGCGCAAATGTCTGCTGATGCAGGCTTACCTACTGCGATGACGGAAGATAAACTGCGTTCTATGATGACTGATGAGCGTTATTGGAATCCAGCAAAAAGAGACCCAGCCTATGTCAAGGAAGTCCAAGCAGGCTTTTCCAAAGTCTTCAATTAACGCTTTCCATGAAGACGGTGATGTAAAGATAGTAAAGGCTACAATAGAGCATGCTGGCTACTTACAACATCGTCTTCGTGATACTGATATACGAGAGTGCATGATCCACGGCGCAACGCCGTGGCGTGCGCTTCATGTACCTTTATCAAGCAAACATGCAAAAACATGGACAGGTTTATACAAAGATGAACCTGTGTGTATGTTTGGTGTTTATCCTTTTGAGAATACAGCTAATCTTTCATCTGGGCATATATGGTTGCTAGGCTCTAATGTATTAGATGAGCAACCACGTAAGTTTCTTACAACATCAAAGTTGATGTCTAATTGGCTTTGCAACCAATATGATTGGGTAGAAAACCTTGTTCCTATTGAACATGAGCGCACAATTAGATGGCTTGATTGGCTAGGTTATTCTTTTTCAAATCAACCTACCGTCATAAATGGTTATCATTGTTTACGTTTTGTGCGTTGCCAACCAGAGATAGAAGTGAGATTTGATTAATACAGCCTGTTTCTAGCTGACGGCCCTGCGGGATAACCGATTGACGCGATGTTACGGACAACTGTGTAGTAAACGTAAACCTCTTTTGAAAGGACTGATAAAATGGCGAATACTATTGATGTCGCATTTATCAAGCAGTTCGAGTCAGAAGTTCACATGGCTTATCAGCGCATGGGTTCAAAGTTGCGTAACACTGTACGCACAGTTGGCAATGTTGCTGGTAGCACTGTTCGCTTCCAAAAAATCGGTACTGGTTCTGCTTCAACAAAGTCACGTAATGGTGACATAACCGCTATGGAACTCACCCACACACAGGTTGAGGCAACTATGGCTGACCATTATGCGGCTGAGTACATCGACAAGCTTGATGAACTGAAGACTAATATAGATGAACGTCAAGCTGTAGCGCAGTCTGCTGCTGCCGCTCTTGGTCGTAAGACTGACGAGATTCTTTATACTGCTATGGACGCAGGTGCTAACTCAACTCAAATACATGATACAAATGGTGCTATTGAAAAGGCTGATTTGTTGACTTTGTTTGAAACATTTGGCTCTGCAAATATTCCAGAAGATGGCGGTCGCTTCTTAGCTATGCATCCAAAGGGATATTCCGATCTGTTCTTAATCACAGAATTTGCATCAAGCGATTTTGTTGGTGAGCAGAATCTGCCATACGCAGGTGGCATGACCATGAAAGAGTTTCTTGGTTTCAAGATTTTCTCTACATCAGCAATTACTGCTGGTAAGAACATGGCTTACCATACATCTGCTGTCGGCTTGGGCATCAACTCAGATGTTCAAACTGAAATTAATTATGTGCCGCAAAAAGCTGCACACCTTGCAACTTCAATGATGTCAATGGGTGCTACTGTTATTGATGACAATGGTATCTATGAAGTCCTTGATAACAACACATAAGGAGTAGAGCATGGCTTATTCAGCTTCTGGCCTAACTAATATGGCTACTGGTGGCGGTCACAATCTGTGGTTCTACACCTCAACAGATGCGCTGACAGCAGTCCGTGTATCTGGCTACTTCAATGACGCATCTGACATGATGAATGTTGGCGACGTTGTTTTTGTCTATGATTCAGATGCTCCTACCATGGGCATATCTGTAGTGCTGTCTAATACAGGCGGCGTTGTCGATATTGCTGACGGTACTGCTCTGACAATGACAGACTCCGACTAAGGAAGTGGGGGGCTTCTGCCCCCCATAACCACATGAGTAGTGTAGCTAATTCAGATATTGATATTGCATCTCGTGGCCTAATACTTATTGGCGCGAACCCTATTACTTCGTTTTCTGCAGACAGTACAGAGGCACTGGTTGCAGATAATATTTATGAAGATACTGTACGCACAGCATTGTGTACAACACGTTGGCGTTTTGCTACTAATCAAGCACAGTTAAATAGATTAACTAATGCTCCTACTGGACGTTTTGATGCGGCATATCAAGTGCCATCTGATAATCTTATGGTGCATGCAGTTACAATAGATGATCAATTAATAGCTTACACAATATATGGTGATAAGATATTTTGTAATGAATCAGATACATCAACATTAGTTATTGACTATACTTTTCGTGCAAGAGAAGTGGATTTTCCAAGTTACTTTACATTAGCTGTTCAATATTCTTTAGCTGCAAGTTTTGCATTGGCTATTGCTAGAGATGAACAGATGGCTCAAATGATGGAGCGCAAAGCTCAGCTGTTAATGCAACAAGCAAAGACACTTGACGCACAACAACAAACAACACGTAAGCTGACAACATCGAGGTTCATTACTGAAAGGAGAAGTTAATGGCACGCATTCGTGTACCTTTAAACAACTTTTCTTTTGGTGAAGTCAGCCCTTCTTTAACATCTAGGACTGACTCGCAGGTCTATCAAAACGCTGCAGAAAAGGTAACAAACTTTTTTATTCGTGCTGAAGGTGGTGTCATAAAAAGACCCGGCTCGAAGTTTATTCACAAGTTTTCAGATAGTTATAATGCTGCCTTAACCCAGCAAGTAAGGATTGAGCCGTTTGTTTTTTCTGATGACGAAAAATATATTGTTGCATTTCGTGATGGCAACATTGATTGTTTTTTTATAAACCCGACAACAGGTGCTGTAACGCTAAGCGCAACTGTTGCGTTTACTGAAGTTACAAGCGCACGCATACCACAAATAACGTTTGCTCAGTCTGGCGATTTTATGTTTCTTTGCCATTCTGATTTCTTTCCTGTTATTTTAAAGCGCACAGGTTTGAATACGTTTGTACGTCAACAGTATGCTTTTGAAACATCATTAGATGGCAACAAAACTTTTCAGCCATATTATAACTTCCAAAGTGCTGGTGTAACTATCACGCCATCCCATACATCTGGTAACAGCAGAACATTTACAACAAGTGCTGATTACTTCAATAGTGCAATGGTTGGTACAAGATTGCTAATCGGCGAAACAGAAGTTGTTATTACTGCTTTTACAGATGCACAAAATGTAACTGGCAATATTAAAGGTACGATACAAAAGCAATTAGATATTGATGCCATTAAAACCAAAAAAGGTGTTTCTGCAATAGAGATTGCACATGTTAATCATGGCCTTGCATCTGGCGCATCTGTCACGATTGCTAATGCTGGTGGTGTTGGTGGCATAACTGCTGCGAATATAAATGGCGCAAGAACAATATCTCGTGTAATTGATGAAAATAAATATGAAGTTACTGCTGGTGCTAATGCTACATTGGAAGATATTGGTGGTGGCTCTGTTACAATAGAGTCAACAGCAGCAACAACAGAATGGTTTGAACAATCATACTCTACATTCCGTGGCTTCCCATCTGCTATTACATTTCATGAAAACCGTCTTTGGTTTGGCGGTACTAACAGTCAGCCTGATGGTATATGGAGTTCTAAAACAGCAGAGTATTTTAACTTTGATATTGGCAAGGGTGAAGATACAGATGCTATTGATTTAGATGTAGCTGCTGGTGTAACAAACCGCATTCGCCATCTTGTATCAAACAGAGACTTGCAAGTGTTTGCATCGCAAGGTGAGTTCTTTTTGCCAAGCTCTACAACACAACCATTAACACCAGCTAATGCTAAAATATCTGCGCAGACTCCATTTGGTACTGGCTTTGTTAGGCCACAATCTATCGATGGTGCAACACTGTTTGTGCAGTCAACTGGTACTGCTGTTAGAGAGTTTGTGTTTACGGACTCTGAAGGGGCCTACGTTGGCGCACAGGTATCTTTGCTATCTTCCCACCTTATAAGCAATCCTAAGCAGCTAGCGGTCGTTAAAGGCTCATTAAACAGGTCTGGTGCTTATGGGTTCTTTTTAAATGGTGATGGTAACATATCTGTATTCTATCATATTCGTAACGAAAAGAAGTTAGGTTGGATGAACTGGACAACAAACGGTAATTACGTTTCTGTTGGTTCTACAGATAATAACTTGTTTGCTGTTGTGTCGCGTGACCAAGGTGATGGCACAACAAAGCTATATCTTGAACAGTTCGATACTGATTTTCAGCTTGATTGCAGTAAGGATTATACAGGCACTGCTGGTGTCTTTGATGTATCTTCTGTGTTTGCCAATGGTGCATCTGTTGATGTTGTTGAAGGCACAGAATATTTAGGCGCATTTACTGTTGCTAGTAGCAATGCAGATGTATCTGCTGTTGACGCAACAGCTTCGTCTGCTGAGATTGGTCTGAAGTTTACACCAGAGTTGAAGACGTTACCTATTGATGCTGGTGTTCAAGGTGGGCCTTTGACTGCAAGACCACGTAGACTTTCATTAGTTGACCTTGACCTCAACGACACGTTATCTGTTTCTGTTAATGGAACTGACATGATTATTCGTAATGTTGGCTTTGACCCTTCACAGCCTCGTGTTAAACAAACAGGCAAAGAAGAGTTTAGACCGCTAGGTTTTAGTAAAGACCCACGAGTAACTATATCGCAATCAGCACCGTTAGATTTACAGATTAACGGCATGGTAATAGAGGTGGCATTTTAATGGCTTTTGAAATTGCATTGATGGCGGCTGGTGCATTTATTACTAGCCAAGGAATAACAGCAAGAGAACGTGCGCAAGTTGATTCTGCAAGAATGTTGCAGCAGCAAAATTTTCAAGAGATGAAGCGTGCGCAACTTGGTGGTCTTATTGACCACAACAATCGCGTTGAACAATTCCGTCAATATGAAAAGCTACTTGTTCTTGCAGGCCAAGGCAGGCAAGACCGTTCAATAAACGCCATACGTGAAGCAGCAGCAGAAAAATCATCAAAGGCATTAGACCAAGCTTCGATAAGAACTTTAGGTCAAATGTCACTGTCTGCCACTCGTGCTGATCAAGCTATGATGGACGAGCGTTTTGCAAGAAGCTCTGCTCGCAATGCACAAATAATGAATATTATTGGTGCTGGGTTAAAATTTAGTACGGTGACTTAATAATGGAAATTAAAAAGTTTCAAACATCTGCTCCCGCTATTGGCCCTATTGGATTAGTAAGGCCATCTAATGCTGGTGTGCGTGCTGCTGAAAGCCAGATGCGTATGGGTCAGCAGTTGCTTGATTCTGCATTTAAGTTAGCTGTTGATAGACAAGAGAAAGAAGGCAAAGATTTTGCAGCATCTTATACTTTTTCTCGTAAAGAAGATGGCACTCTTAATGTTGAAGACTATAGTGCAATTATTGAAGAAGCTGATTTGTCTAAAGTTGCTCGTGCTTCTGCAAAACCTCTTCTTAATCAACGCTATTTGAATGCAACAAAAGTTGACATATCAAATGCAGCTAATAATTTTCGTTACAACAAAGGTGCAGATGGTGAACCTGACTTAACAAGTCCTGCAAATGAAGATCAGTTTAATTCAAACTTTGAAGCATATATAAATAAAACTGTACAGTTATCTGGTGATCTTGGTGGTGCAGTAGCTGATCTTGGTGCAGCTATACAAGTGCAGCATGTGCAAGACATACGCAACAAAGCTGTAAAAGCTGCACTAGATACCGACAAAGAAAACATGCTGACCATCATTAAGAAAACTAATGATGACATTTTAGCAATGTCTGTTAGTGGCGCAACAAGTGGTCAATTTTCTGTTGATGGGGAAACAGAAGATGTTGGTGTTATTTTAGGGCAATTATATCAACAACAAATGGCAAACATAGATCAGTTGCAAGCAAAGCATTCATCTCGCATTGGTGATGATGTTGTGCCTAATCTTAAAAAGCAGTTAAGAAAATCATTCTTTGGTGGTCAGGCTAATGGCATGGCAGTCAATGTTATGCAACAAGCAGGTGGTGGTGCAAGTTACGATTCGTATAGTCGTGGTCAGTTCCTTCTTAATAGGATGAGCATGACTATGACAAACCCAGCACTGTATGATTCCTTGTCTCCATTTGAAAAACGTATCTTTGAACGAGCAGGTTTTACAAAAGAGTTTGTAACTAGCAGCGAGTTTGTTGGCATACGCGATGAGGTTGCTAGTAAAATTACTGTTCTTGAAGGTAAGCTGGCGCAAGAGTTTAATACAACTAGAGTGGCTAGACTAAACCAAGATACAGAATTGATGTTAATGGAAGGCAAGCCTGTTAGTGCAAAACAGGCAGGTGATTACCTTACTTCTGTTGGCATTCAATCTCCATTTGATGTGTTGCGTGAGTTTGGCAAAGGTGAAGCAGGGTTGTTTGCTGAAGGCGCACCTTTGAATCAAATGATAAATGGTCGCTCTATGTTGCCAGCACAGATTACAAATATATTCTCTCCTGACATTTTGGCAGACTTAACTGCACAAGGTCAGTTAGGTAATGCCTTAAATATGTATTACACCATGACAAGAGACTTTGGTGATTTTGGCACAGAAACAAGATTGCAGCGCAATCTAAGTAATGAAACAGTTTTGTTGATGGAATCAATGGGTCGTTATTCATCTTCAATGCAACCAGTTAAAATGGAAGAGTGGTTTCAAAAAACTGCTGACTTTAATTTAAAACCAGTTGCTGAAAGACGAGCTTTGGTAAAAGCTGAGTTAGAAAACTCTGGCAATGACAATGAGAAAACATTAGATGGGTTTTTGCAATCTGTTCTTGGCAAAGATATTACAGCAGATGAGCGACAGTTCTTCCGTCCATTAACTGAAAAATATATAGCTTTTTATGGTATAGATGGCGCAAGGCAAATACTAAAAGAATCTAAAGATACAATTTTTACAACAACAGATTATTTTAGGCCTGTTGAAATAGGCAAGCCTATGAAGACTCGTTTTGCGCCAGAAGCAATTATGGGCAAAGATGAGTTAGTTGAATTTGACCGCGCTGTAGATTCTGTTTTGACAACACTTGCTGGTGGCGGAAAGAATATGTTGGGGCAAACCCACTATCTTGCACCAACAAGACAAAAAGGCACGTATCTAATTATACATAAAGAGTCTGGTTTGATGGCTATAGACGATAGAGGACAGCCTCTTTACGTCAATGCAAATGCCATATTAAAAGCAAGAGGTATGCGTTTACGCCAGCGTGCAGCATCAGAACAACAAAAGTTCCAAGATTTGTTAAATCGTGATACGCCACAAAAAAGAATACAGCAGTCACAATTTGACCAATTAGATGCCATTATGCAAAGAGCGCAGCAATGATTGAATATAATCGCCGTCATCGTAATTATGTACATCACATGCCGCCAGAATATATGGCAACCCCAGACCCAACATGGGTGCAGGGGTTTACTGCTGCTGTTGCATACAACAATATGCCATTTATTGAATCTGTTGAAGAGTCAGCATTATTTGCTCATGTACCCTTTGAAGAAGGGTTTGTTGCCGCTGACCACATTTCAGAAGAGTACCTGCCTTATGCTGAAGACCTTGTGCGTGCCAAGAATGCAGACCACCTAGCTTATCTTGAGGGCCGTCTTGCTGATGCATTGCAACGCAAGCAAATTATGCGTGATGCACCATTTACATCACAACTTGCTGGCGGCACAGTTGGCGATCCGCTTTTCTTTTTATCTTTTGTGCCAGCCTTAAATGTACTCAAACTGGGTAAAACAGTTACTAGTTCTGCTGCTCGTTTTGGTGGTGTTGGTCTAGCCTATGGCACAGCATCAGAAGCAAGGCGTGCGCCTTTTGCTGTTGGTGATGACCCTTACGAATCTGTTAGCAACATTGCTATGGAAACAGCAATGGGTGCGTTTCTTGGCGGTGGCTTACGTTTTGGCGTAAATATGTTGCCAGCTATCCGTTCTGGTATTGGTAAAGCTAGAGCAAGAATGCGTGGTGAAGAGGTTGCGCATACTGTTGATCCAGAGACAGGTGAGCTAGTTTATGCGAATTCTCGTGGTGAATATACTGCATCATTTGGTAATCCATTTGGTAGTCGTGGGCAACGCATTATGGCAAGTGATGAGTTTAGCGATGACATCAAACGATATTTTTATTTACTAAATTATAATATGGGTGTGCCGATTGAAGGGCAAAAGGCACGCTCACTTGGACAATCTGTTGCTGCTGGCATACAAGGTCATGTCGGTAATGCTATGCGTTTGATGCGTTCTCTTGAAGACTTGCATGCACAAGAAGTATCTGCATTTAGAAAAGGTGAGCAGGGTGTAGAAAAAGCATCGCGCATACTTAACACACATCTTGCTGACTTTGTTCCTTTAGGCAAAAGACCATACAATGAATGGTTTGAAGATACAGTAATGAAGTATCTGCAAGCTGGTCAACCAAATCCGCAAGCTGTTGATGCACTTATGGCTGGCGTTACTGACCAGCAAAAGAAGGCATTTACTTTGTTCAAAGAGTTTTTTGATGGCTTCAACTTTGATGCTCGTCACTTTGGTGTAATTAAAGACGATGAATTTATTGCAAAAGCAATTCGTGATGCGGAAGCAAAAATTGAGACAAAGATGAATCTTTTACGAGATATAGAAGATTCAATAAAAGATTATAATACAAAATTATTTGACCGTCTTACAAAAGCCTATGCAAAAAAAGCAGAGTTTCTTGAAGGTATAGAAGTTAATGTTCGAAAAAATGGTTCATATAGTGCAAAACAATTAGCTGCTATCAAAAAAATAGATGACGAAATGGCAGACCTTCTCAAACAAATTGATGAGTTAGAAGGTGGTTTGAAAGCTGGGACGCCAAAGCAACGTAGAAAAATATTAGATTTACAACGTGAGATAAGTTTTCAAACTACATTTGCTAGTCGTATGCATGATGCTTTTGCATTACCTACACGTAAGAATTATCGCTTTCCTATTTTCTATGATAAGCCAGCATTAAATGAAGATGAAGAATTGTTAGCTTCATTTAAACAAAGGCTTGCAGATAAATATTTTGCACGTCGTATGAGAGACAATCCTAAAATGGATGAAGGTTTCCATCGTGAGCAAGCTAATAACGATGCGGCAAAAACCGTATCTCGTATTCTTGATGAAGATGGTGCAGATTTGGAATCGGACTTTGGCGGCAAGTTAGGTGGTTCTAAGTATTTTGCACATCGTAAGACTGACTTCGATGAATGGGAAGTTGCTGATGTTATGATTAAAAAACCAGAAGTGTTGCTTACGTATGCAATGCAAATGGGCCGTAAAATAGAGTTTTCTCGTGCGTTTGGTGGCAAGTCACCAGATGAAGTGTTTAAAGATATTGAAGCATTAGGCAGGGCGCAAGGGTTATCAGAAGTTAAAGTTGCAGAACTACGCAAAGATTTTGTTTCTGAATATGACAGGGCTATGGGTTTATTAAATCGTGATGCAAATCGTCTTGACCAACAGGCATTGCGATTAACAAAAACATACGCTGGATGGACATATCTTGGTGGTGCTGGAATATCTGCTTTATCTGATCCAGCAACTATTGTTCTTGCACATGGAATGGTTGATGTTGTTCGCGCTGGTAAAGCAATGCTTACTGATGGCGTGTTGCGAGGTAAGATATTAACTGATGCAGCAGGTGCTAATACTGCGCTTGATGTATCAATGGCTCAAGCACAGTTGCGTGTTCTTAATGATTCATTGCAACAGCATAATATGACACCAATAGAGCAATTTATGCAGTTTGGTAATAGATTGTTTTATACATTAAATGCACTTGGCCCTATTACAGTTACCTTTAAAGCGCTCGACCAAGTTCTTGTTAATGATAAGTTTATTCGTTTGTCAAAGAAGTTGTTAGACAAAAGCATTGACCGCCAAGACAAAGAATATCTGTTTAGGTACGGCATTGACGAAGACCTTGCCAGATACATAAACGATATGCCTGTACAGCGTGCAGAAGCCGATAACTTCTTTTTAGCGAATACTGATGAATGGCCTAGAGAAACACCACAACAACGTGCTTTTTTGCGTCAGTATCAAACAGCTACTGCGGCTCATGCCGATAACGCTGTAGTTATGGCGCAAAACTTTGATAAGCCATTGATTATGGATGGGGTTCTTTATTTAAAAGACAATCCGTTCTTTGCAATGATGCGCAAACAGTTTCCGAATTTGTATGCCATTGATGAGCGTGCATCAACAGCAGCGCAAAAGTTTGTTCGTATTGAGAATCAGGCAATGACTTTGCCATTTACATTTATGAACTTTGCTTTTGGTGCAAACAACAAGATACTCACTGCTGTTCGCGACCCTATGCGCAAACATAGATTGGCTGGTGTAGTGTCGTTGCTTGGCTTGTCATATCTGTCATTGGAAGTAAAGGATAGATATTGGTGGAATAGTGAAGATGAAACACCTGACATGATTGCACGCTTGATTGACCACTCAGGTATTACAGGTATCTATTCTGACCTTGGCTATATGGGTTTGTCTCTTGCAGCAGGGTTTGCTGATACACCAGAAGACTTTTTTATTGAGCCACGATATGTCTCGCCTAACAGAGAAGACCGTGTGTGGGATTCTTTGACAGAGCCGTTTGGTGCGCCTGTTGGTTTGGGTCTGTCTTATTATAGAGCAGCTAGTGATTATCTTGCTGGCAGATATACAGACGCAAACAAAGAGCTGTTTTACAATGCGCCGTTCTTAGGGTTGCCATTTATTCGTGATGACATGCGTGATTTGATGATAGGCGGTAGACGATAATGTGCGTAGAGCAGTTATAGTTTGTATGATAGGGGACTAGAATGACTATTAATCTAGCAGATAATGATCCACGGATTGAATATACAGTTGCGGATGGCAATTCGCAGCAAGTATTTACTGTGCCGTTTGAGTTCTTTGATGATGGTGATTTGAATGTTTATCAAGATGGCACATTAAAAACTTTAACAACTCATTATGTAACGGCAGATAATAATAATGCAGCATCAAGAGTCGCACACACTTCAGGAACTACAGGTTTTATTCACTTCACTACTGGAAATGTGCCAACAGCTTCTGGGGCTGACATCAAAATTGTTATCACTCGTTCCATTGATATTGAACGAACTACTGACTTCCCTTCTGCTGGGCCTTTCGATGTTGCTGCATTAAACACTGCGCTTGATAAAGTCATTGCTATTCAAGCTGACTTACAAGATGACATAAGCCGTTCATTACGCCTTACTGATTTTGATATTGACGCAACACTTACTTTGCCTGCTGTTGATTCTCGTAAAGGTACAGTTTTAGCCTTTAACTCAACAACTGGTGCGGCAGAAGCTGGGCCACAAACTGGCAATGTAAATACTATTGCCGCTATATCTACAGATATTGATACCGTTGCAGGGATTGCGGCTAATGTCACCACTGTTTCTGGAATTAATGCTAACGTTACTACTGTGGCTGGCATTTCAAGTAATGTCACCACTGTAGCAGGGATTCAATCACAAGTTACTTCTGTTGCTAATGATGCAACAGATATTGGTACAGTTTCTACAAATATTGCAAATGTAAACACAGTTGCAAATGATATATCTAATGTAAATGCTGTGGCTGGAAATGCTACAAACATAAATACTGTAGCTGGTAATAATTCTAATATAACTTCTGTTGCCAGTAATGAAACAAACATTAATGCAGTTAATACAAACTCATCTAATATAAATACAGTTGCTGGCATAAATGCAAATGTAACAACAGTAGCTGGGATATCTGCAAATGTTACTACTGTTGCAGGTATATCAGCAAATGTCACTACAGTTGCTGGTGATAGTACAGATATTGGAACATTGGCGGCAATAAGTTCTGATATCTCAAGCCTTGCAAATGCTCTTGGTGCTAGCACTACATACACAGTTACAGTTGCACAAAGCGGTGGCGTAAATGTGTTTTACCTTGATGGGGTTGCTAACCCAACATTAACGTTTGATCGTGGCAATACTTATATATTTGACCTATCAAACAATACTAACTCAGGACACCCCCTGGCTTTTAAAGATGGTTCTGGGAATAGCTACACTACTGGCGTAACAACAACAGGAGTGGCAGGTCAAGCTGGTGCAAAAGTTCAGATAGATGTTGATAATGCTGCTCCATCTTCACTGAGATATTATTGTACAGTTCATGGTAATGCTATGGGCAATACAATAAGTGTTGTTAATTCTAATTTGGCTTTGGTTGCATCAAATATTACCAGTGTAAATTCTGTTGCTGGTAACGCAACAAACATTAATACAGTTGCATCTAACGTTTCTGGCATCACTACAGCAGCCACAAGTATTTCTGCAATAAATAGTTTTAATGATATTTTTTCTGCTGGTGCAAATGCTCCTAATTCACCAAGCGAAGGTGATTTGTGGTATGACACAGGTAATTCACAATTAAAAGTTTATGTATCTGGCACATTCCAAATTGCTGGTGCTTATTTGCAGGGTCTAACAACGACCCACATCTTTACAGCAACTTCAAATCAAACAACGTTTACGACTGATGATGCCAACAACACAATGAATATTGTTGCAAATGGTAACACACTTGTGTTTTTAAATGGTATTCGTTTAGCAGAAGGCAGTAGTTCTTCTAACGATTATTACATAAATGGCAACAATGTTATTCTGAATAGTGGAGCAGCAGCTGGTGATGTTCTTTATGTTGAGGTATTTACAAAGATAAGCTTAACACAAGAAACAAGTCTTAATAATTTAGTTACACAGGCAAATACATCTGCAACTAACGCTGCAACTAGTGAAACAAACGCAGGTAATTCTGCTACAGCAGCAGCTACTAGCGAAACGAATGCTGGTAACTCAGCGACTTCCGCCTCTGGTTCTGCCTCGACCGCAACATCTCAGGCATCGGCTGCTTCTACATCAGCTTCAAATGCGGCAACTTCAGAAACAAATGCCGCTAATTCAGCTACTGCAGCAGCTGCCTCTGCTTCCCAAGCAGCGGCTTCTGCTGGCGGTGGAACATTAAAAATCACAAGCAATGATACTACAGCAGACGTACTAGGTAATAAGTTAGTTGCTGGTACTGGTATTACTGCAAGCACTTTAAATGCTGGTGGCAATGAAGACCTTAATCTTGCATTGAGTATGACAGAAAGCAATGCCACAGCTACAGCTAATCAAACAACATTTAATGTAACTTACACTGCTGGTTACATACAAGTGTTTATGAATGGTATAAAATTGATTGGCGGCGGCTCAGACTTTACAGCATCAAATGGAACAACTGTAGTTCTTGCAAGTGGTGCGGCTGCTGGTGATGTACTTGAATTCGTAGTCTTTGGATAGGAGTAAGAAATGACAAAGGCAAGACAAATGGCTGACCTCATTGATAATAACGGTGATGTTAAGCTAACAAATTTAGATAACGTAGCAGCGTTTCCAACAAACTGGTCAGCGGCCTTAGATGGTTCAGACATGGTGTTTAAATACAACACTACTGAAGTTTTCAAGCTTACAACTGCTGGTGCAGTAATAGCAAAAGACAATATAACAGCATACGGAACACCATAATGCCAATAGCGTCATCAGGAGCAATTAGTTTTTCTGACTTACGAACTGAGTTTGTAGGTGGTTCTTCTGCTATTTCATTTGCAGATTTGTACCGTGGTGGCTCTAATGTAAGAGCTAAAGCTAATGATAATACTGGTGTTAATCTTGCTGCTGCTGTTCCAGCAAATGGCCCAATAAGTGTTCAAAATTTTCTTGGTACAGCTAAAGGCTTTAGATTTACCTTTACATCTGGAGCAACCAATCAAAGTGCAGCAACTATTTTTGGTGATGACTATGACCTTAATTATCCAAAAGAGATTGTCATCAACGCAGGTGTAGAGCTAGGCGCAACAAGCACGTCAGAAGAAGCTCTAGAAATACCAGCGGGTGGCGCAGGTGCAATTACAGTAACGAATAATGGCACTCTCAGTGGTGCAGGTGGTGCGGCTGGTCAGGCTGGTGGTGATGCTTTTGAAACTGCTGTAGCTGTAACATTGATCAACAATGGTGTTATTCGTTCTGGTGGTGGCGGTGGCGGCACTGGTGGTCAGGGCAGCTATACAACTTCATCTACATCAGGCCCTATATATAGTTATCCTTACGGTTATAAATATACTTTCCGTCTTTTTATGGGATACCAAGCGTCTGGTTGGTGGAATAACTATTATTATGGTTCTGCTAACACAACCACTGGATTTACAGGTAATGATGGTAATTACTATTCGAAAGGCCCTTATCAAACGTATGATGACCCCTTCTATTTGTATTCTGTGTCTAGAACTACATACACTACAAATTATTCAAACGGAGGCACTGGTGGCGTAGGCCAAGGGTACAATCAGTCTGCAACATCTGGCTCTGGAGGCGGTACAAATGCTGGTACTGGCGGTGCTGGTGCGAGTTACGGTCAAGCTGGCGGTAGTGGCGTAAATGGAAACTATACAAACGGTGCAGGAGGCGGTGCGGCTGGTGCATCTGTTCGTGGTTACAGTAATGTCACACTTACACAAAATGGTTCATTTTTAGGAGCGGTAGCATAATGCAGTACACAATAGAAGAGATTAATAACAATGTAGCTAAGATTCAATTTAGTGATGGCACATGGACGTTCTTAGAACTCAATGCCGACATAACTGAGGAAGACTTAGATAACATGGTGTTCAATATAGCACCGCCACATTTAAAAACAGGCAGTGGAACTCCATCGTTTTTAGCTGCTGGGCAAACAAGAACAGCAGCAGCAAAGCCTGTTGAAGAACCAAAAGAGGGTGGTGAATGAAGCCTGATGATTTCATCATAGCAACAGGTGGTATATCTGCGCCATTGTGGTTGCCCACTTTGAATATGTGGGTAACGCTTGTGCTTGGTGTTATGTCAATCATTTATGTTGGTTGGAAAATTTGGCGTTTATATTGGGATAAATAATATGTTGCAAGCATTAATAGCACCGATAGCCAATATTGCTGGTTCGTGGGTTGAGTCTAAAGTAGAAACACAAAAAGCTAAAACTGCTGTTGCTAAGCGTGTTGCTGCTGGTGAACAAGAATGGAATCTTGAACAGGCAAAGAATTCATCATCATCGTGGAAAGACGAGTGGCTAACAATTCTTGTAAGTATTCCATTAATATTAGCTTTTACTGGTAATGAAGATATTGTTGAGCGTGGTTTTGCTGCGCTTGACACAATGCCAGATTTCTATAAGACTGCCGTCGGCGTGGTATTTGCTGCGTCTTTTGGTGTACAGCAGTTGACAAAGATGTTTAAAAAATGAACATAGCAAAGTTTACAGAACTCGTTGCCCAACATGAGGGGCTGCGCTTAGAAATGTATCATGACACAGTTGGCGTACCGACTATTGGCTATGGTCATAACATGATGATGCCAATATCAGCAGAAGCTGCCAAAGTTATACTAGACGATGATATTAAAATTGTTTTTGCAGAACTTGATGAGCGTATGGATTGGTGGCGTGATTTGCCAGAGCCAGCGCAAATGGTTATTGCATCAATGGTATTTAATATGGGCTGGCCTCGGTTTTCTCAATTCAAAAAATTTATAACTGCATTAGAAGACCGCATGTGGGATAAAGCTGCACATGAAATGGAAGACTCACTTTGGTTTAATCAGGTAGGACATCGTGGTAAACATTTACGTGACATGATGTTAGAATGTAATGGGCAAACATAACATTGAAGAAGCATACAAAGAATTTGGCACAATAGAAAAAGCAGCAGATGCTTTAGGAATGTCAAAGAGCAAGTTCTACCGAGAACTGCAAAAGTCAAAACAAAAATCATACATCTTACCAGAAATACCAGAAGATGATTTGCCTGTTGAAGACATAGTTAATCATCTTCATCTGCGTTTTCAAAAGCGCAAGGCTCATAAAGACGCAACAAAATGGTATAATGTAGACATGCAGTCAGATGATCCTATTGGATTGTTATGGCTGGGTGACCCACATGTTGATGATAATTATTGCGATTGGGATTCATTACGCCATCATTTGTCCATAATAGCCTCACACACGCACATCTATGGATGCTCGGTAGGTGACTACCAGAATAACTGGGTTGGGCGTCTGGGGCGATTGTACAGCGAACAGGACACATCCCACAAAACAGCGTGGAAGTTAGTTGAGTGGCTGATAAACGAGATGAATCCGCTTATTCTCATTGGCGGCAACCATGACATGTGGTCTGGCGCGGGAGACCCGCTGAAATGGATTACGTCTGGTCACACCATTCGTGAAGATTGGGAGGCTAGAATCTGTCTTCGGTTTCCAAATGGCAGAGAGTGTAGAATACATGCGGCGCACGACATGGCTGGACACAGCCAATGGAATGCGCTTCATGCCCAAAATAAAATGGCTAAGTTCAAGGGTCACGCCGACTTGTACATTAGTGGTCACAGGCATAATTGGGGCTTGGCGCAAATCGAGAACGTGGAAAAGAAAGCAACAGCTTGGCTTGCTCGTTGTCGAGGTTACAAGTTCCATGACACTTATGCTATGGTCAAAGGATTTGATCAACAAAACTTTGGACAAGCTATTTTTCAAATCATTAATCCCCATTCAATGTCTCCGACAAACTGGACACATTGCTTTGTTGATCCACAGGAAGGGGCTGATTATTTAGACTATCTGCTATCGCTTCGGCGGTAACAGCAGCATAGCCTGCAATATCTACCCAGCTATCTGTATGATGTGGTGCTTCCATAAGTCTAGCTATCTTAACTAGCATCATCATAATGCCTACGTCTTCAATGTTAAATTCATAGCCAGTGTAGCTTGACCATAAACCAGCAATGCGCTCAAAGTTTTCGCTCGGCTTGCCGTAGTTTTGACCACGTTCAGCAACGGCCTGACTAGCAAATGCTAATATATCCTCCCTGTTCATACTTCTTTGACCTCAATGAAATGGATATCACCCAGCACAGCAGTCTTTAGTTGTGATGGGCTTTTAAATTTACGTAATTTATTTTCTGTAATAAGTTTTGCTTCTGCTTTGTTTTGTGCAAAAAAACAGAACTCAACAAAATGCTCAACGACAACGCCCACTTTGTAGGGCGTTGCATTGTATCTGTTTTTTGTTGTTGTGCGATTAGAAGGGTATGTCATCATCCACTCCTGTACTCATTGGTACGGCTGGTGACATTGGGATTTCAGATGGCCCTTGTGGTTCACCGCTAGGCGCGTACACACTAAGACCAAGATAGTCATTTCCAGCTTGTGATTTGTTTTTGTAAGCAGATATTTTCATATTGCCAAACGAACCAGAATAGTTGGGCTTGCCTTCTGGAACTTGGTCGCCGTTATCCCACAGCAATCCAAGTTCTACATACACACCAAGTGTACGCTTGCCGTTGATTTCTTTTTTGAATAACACCACACGCGGATTGTGTGGGTCGTCAATCTTTTTGACCCAATCTTCTATGTTGATTGTGCCAGAAAGAATAGGAACACCAAGACGCTCATCGTCCTCTTGTACAGGGAACGCTGAGCCTTTACCGACTTTCATTTCATATGCCATATATACACTCCTTAAAATTCAGATGGCTTAGTTGCTGGGGTATTGTGCGGCATAGGTTCTTTCCAAACCTTTGGCTCTGCCGCTTTGTTGCCATCATCATCTTCTGATGGCAGACCAAACGCAGCTTGCAAGCCATAGCGTTTGGCATAGGTAATGCCTGACCCCATCTTTTGTGGGTTCGATAGGTCAGGTGATACAATAGGTGTGCGGCTTGTCAACACTTCGCCATTGACATGCATGACAATAGTTTTGACAAACATGCGGCCAGTATCATCCATATCGATTAGCTGTGTAAACGTCAGACCATGCTGCCCTGCTTTGCGGCAAGCAGCAATCACTTCTTCCAACGTAGAATATGTTGAACGGAAGTGTGGGTTTTTGCCGTCTTTGCTAGCCTTCACTTCTTTTGCATGCCATGAAATAAATGCATCGGCAATGGATAGTTTTTTCTCTGCCATGTTACCTCCTAGTCAGAGTGGATTGTAATGCGACAAGCACCACGCTTGTCACGCTTGATAGTCAATAGATCACAATAGACTTCACGTTCTGTGTCTTTTACCATTGACTTTAATTCTTTTTTGACAGCTTCATGTTCTTTAGCTTGTTGTGAATAGTTCACAAATCTGTGAGCAGCATCCATGAATTGATTGTCTTTGCTTGCATCACGTTTGATAAGGCCATCAATCTTGACGTTAGACCAATCAATTTTGTTGGCATGATTCTGTACTGGCTCAACGTCAGACTCTACCATTTGCCAGAATTGATAGGCTTGTGTGCTGACATTTTTCCAATAGTCTTCTTCAAAGTCTACTATGCAATATTCCCATATATTACCAAAGATGACAGAGAACACAGCTTTCTGAAGCTCATGCACACGCATGTATAAGTGTACCTGTGGTAGATATGCTTCCAACATATCAGACATGCTGCGATAGCTTGCTGTATGTTTACACTCGACAATCATAGCTATGCCATCTTTGTCGTAAGCTATACCATCTGCTCTTGCTTGATAGGGAACACCAGATATTTTTTTGCGTATGATGTCTGGGCTTGGCATTACATCCCAGCCAGTACGTTTGGCAAGCCACTCCATGTTGAATGATTCTGTACGAATGCCAAGCTGTACATTGAACTCATCGTTCAGATTGTCTGGTTGAGTGCGTCCAGTTTTGACATGCCATAGCGTATTCCAATCGCCACGCACGATTGAATACATATCGGACCCGCCGATAAAACCTTTTCTTTCCATATAGACCTCCATCTATTTTGTATAGCAGGGTGAATAACCAAACAATAAGGTCAAACACCCTGCTAAAGCGCGGCCTGCCCTTTCTTCAAGGTACAGTCTCGACTGCCGCATATTTTTTTTATCACACTGCTTCTTGATAAGCAATGCATTTCTGCAACTCGTCACGCAACATAAACCTTGGGCGTGACTTCCAGCCAATGCCACCATCATTGATAAACTCTGACAGACTAGGCCAAAACTTTACATTACGTTCAACATAACCAATCGCATCAAGAACGATGTCGGCTGGGTATTGTTTGAGTTTGTCCGCCAATGCTTGTCGCTTGGCGGACAGAACTTTTGGCGAGAAGTCTTTGGGTATGGTGAGCAGTAAAGTCATGGCAGTGATGCGTTGGTCTAGCTCTGAAATAGGTAACGGAACCAATGACTTAAGAACTAGCTCATGTGCTTCATGCAGTTTGTGCAAGGGGCTGTTGCGGTCAATGTGGTATGCTTTGACTTCGTAGTCTTTGCTTAGTTTAACTTCTAACTGAACTAACGAACTCACCCCATCTTCGATCATGCTCGTCACTTGTAGAACCTTTGTGTCTGGACTGACCAGACGAGCCAGTGCTTTTTCTTGCATTGAACTCGACAGCGTTAAGACACCACTTTGTATAGGCGGCGTCTGTGTTGGCAAGTCTGGCTCCTGTTGAGATATAGTGGTTGACAAATTTAATGACCTCAATGTCATGGTTGACCTCTCCATTTTGTTTGAATGCTAGTGCATTTATCTTCTTCATCAATTCAGCAGACGGCAACCAATCTTCGCTTAGTATATAAGTTAATGGTAAGTTAGTGTCTCCGTCTGAGACTACCTTGTCTCTGTGTGAGACTACTTTGTCTCCCTGTGAGACTAGTTGGTAGACTGTTGGTTTACCAAACTGTGTGCGCTGCCGCACAATTAGATTGGCATCTTCAAGTGACTCTAGCTTACGGCATACAGTTGCTCTGGACATCTGTGTGCGATTAGCAAGGGTCGAGATTGAAGGATAGCATTTGCCTGTCTTGTTGTCAGCAAAACTAGCAAGGCAAATCAATAATAATTTTGACAGGTTATCTGGACATGTAGCTTTGATAGCCCAGTTGATATAGCTATATGTGGGTGGGGTCATCATCATAGACCTCACCAAAGTCAGACCACTCCTGTTGCCAGTCTGGTTGACCGTCCTGTTTCAATTCTTCTTGATGTTGTTTTTCGCGCAGCTTATCACGCTTGTCTGGAACTACTTGATTTCGTGGCAGTTTCCAGTTTGGATTACGTTGTTTCATATTGACCTCCAATCTAAATATTAGCAACGTTGCTTGACAGAATCAAACACTTTAGGCAGATTGTAATCAGCGCAAGATTGACCTCCCTAAGTGCGCATTCTGTGCGTTGGCTAGGCTAACCTCCACCTAGCCAGCGCACAAATTTTTCAGCCAATGGATGTGATGCCTCAATGCATATAAAATTTGGCCCAGTTTTTTGTTTTAATAAATAAATATCTGCTGGTTGTGTTTGGTGTGTCTTTGTTAAGAAAGAGAAACCACGCCCAGTAGCTTGATACTTTGATTCAGCTACCAATCGTCCTTGCTCGGCGTCGATAGAGATATCGGACTTGAAGTCACCTCCCAGCGCGCCAGATAACGGTTGCCGCCTCGCGTCGCAGCCTTTCTCCGTGAACCAGTTGCACCACCATCTTTCGTGGTAGCTTCCTTTGTTGCGGCTAGATGTTCCCATCCGTAATACTCCATACAATCATCGCACCAAGTAGAACCACTAGCCATGATAGAAAACCAATGAGTTGTGCTACCACAGTGGTCACACTTGGCTGGGTTTCCTCTCTTGTCTACAAGTTTCTTTGATTTCGATTTGCGCTTCGAGCGCATCCAACCAGCAGACAAACATAAATCCTGACGGAACTCTTTTATATTGTTCCCATTTGTGTATCAAAGATGCAGCACATCCAATACGATGCGCTAACTCTTCTTGACTATAGCCACGTTCATTGCGAATAGCTACAAGAGTTGTAACTAAATGTTGCCAGCTATTCGTATTCACTCTGGGTTTTGTGTAGTGTGTAAGTTTTGATCGCATCTTCAACTTTCATTGCTGTTGATAGACGCATCTCTTGACCACCCAGAGAACGATAGTATGTTGATGTAGGCACACCAGATAGTTTAAAGAAGTCAAGCAATCTCATCCCAGTTGGTGATGCCTGTTCGTTTAATTGTTCAAGATAAGTTTTCATAAAAAAATAAATACTTTAGTTGCACTAATGCGTCAAGGCCAGCCAGTATTGTGGGCTGGCTGGCCTTGCCGATGCTAGTCTATGACAATGCGTATCTTGTCTTCAAGTTGATCATGAAGATTGTCATTCATCCAATCTGTAATCTTATCATCAAGATTATCATCCATAACTGCTTCAGCCACTTCACGAGACACATTGGATATTGCATCATCTACAGCAGCTGGCATATCATTCATGACCTTTGTTATCTCGTCTTGTATCATTCTACGGATAATAGTAGTCAATGTGGGTGTATCATCAATTATCATTTTAGACTCCTCTTGCCAAAATAAATAGTGCATCACGTAAGACTGCTGCTTCACGGCGGAATATTTTTGCCGCTTCTTTGTGCGAGTAGTCTTCCTCTTCATGCTCTTCGTCATGCCATTTGGCTTTGTTTTCAAGGGCAACAATCTCTTTGATTACAAGAGTTTGTATTAGCCCATGAGCCTTCGCCCATGACATGTCATCCGACGTGTTGATTTGTGCAGTATCCATCTCCGAGTACCTCCATTTCTGCATCTGCTAGTCTTTCGTATTCTTCCATCGCATGCTTGATAAGATGGTTGAATGCTGGTGTGTCTTTGCCGACAATGCATTCGGCAACAGTCATGATTTCGTTAGGCCATAACTTGTTGCCAAGTGCTGTGCCAACCTTCACCAAATCAATGGTTGTTTGGTGATGCTTTTGCACTTGCAGGGAATCGAACATCCCCTGCTGTGCAATCAAGTGTGCTGGTAAAGTCATGATGCCTCCTTGATTGTATAAAGTGTTGGATGTCCTTTGGTCTTTGTTTTGATGACAACATAACGCTCATCTTTTTCAAACCGATATAGCGTTGCTTCTGCTGCTTTCTGTGAACAAGACCAGACTGCCATCATCGTGTGTATAGTTACAGGATGTGAGCCAGCCATAAAGACATGCAGTTTTTCCATGCGAACAATGTCGCGCTTGCTTGCCATATACACAGCATTGATAACTGGTGTTGACTCTTTGCCATCAGCAAACACAAGTTGCTCAGATATCTGTGGCCTTGGTTTTGATAAACCAGTTACAGCTTCTGCCATTATTGCTACAGATTTGGTAACTTTTTCTAAGTCTTTAGTTATCGCTGTTAGCTGATGTAATGTTTCAGTCTGTCTGTTGAGAACAAGCTCAACCTTCTGACGCAAAACATTTTCTTCAGCTACTGGGTCTTTGGTTTGAAAGATGCTCATGACATATACCTCCTATGCTATAGCTACATCTTCTGCTGTGTGATTGTTGAGTAGTTCCACAGCTTGTTGTGCGACTTTCGCCGCTTCGAACACGTACTTCACATCATTGTTCAATGCTTGTAACCATGATGAGATGTACTGTGCATGGTCATCTCGTGCTGTTGGTTCCAGCCCGAGTTGTGCCATCATGAATGACGCGCCCATTTCTGCAACAAGTTCTTCAAAGGCATAGCCTTTCTTGTTCTTCAGACCAAGGCGGTCAAGTCTGGATTCGTGGCCTGTCCAATGGACAAGCTCATGTATCATTGTGCTGTAGTATGCAAGTCCGTCAGAAAAGTCTTTCCACCACGGCATGTATACTTCATCTGTTGCTGGACGATAGCAAGGGGTACACCCTTCTTCTTCTACAACAGTTGCAGGAATCTTTGATAATTGTAAATCAATCCAAAGGTCTGGCTCATCAACATTTTTGTATAGCTCTTGCTTTGGATAGTAATGATCTGGCAAGCCAGTTATCTGTGATGCATTGAAGACAGAGTATGCTTTGGCATACGAATAGAACTTGTCTTCCTTGTCTTTGTCTTTGGCTGTGCCAAAGTGAAAGACTTTGGTTGGTGACTTTTGACCTTTTAAGTTGCCTCCAAGCTGTTGTGCTTGGTTGTAAGTCATCCAGTATGGATTGTCATAGTCACACATCCAAAGCATGATGATGTTCATGCCTCGGTATGGTACACCATTGTGGCGTAGTGGTAGACCGCCACCCATCTTGTTGTATGGACGCAACCATGGTGGGCATCCATCTTCAATCTTTTTGATTATCTGTTGTGTAATATCTGCGTACATATTGACCTCCATGTACAAGACTAATACAACTACTGCATAAGTGCAACAGTTATATTCATTAAGCTGGCATTATGCCAGTGTTTGCAATACGCCAACTGATAGCTGGGTATTTTCGCTCGAGCTGCTTTTGTTTCGCTCTACAAATACACCACTTGCTGTACTCGTCATAAGTAAACCAAAAACCGCCATCATAGAACTGTAACAGGTACATACGCTGCTCCCTTGTGTTGCCCCATAGTCATAAGCACAAAAAAAAGGGACAGCCTGATCGACTGTCCCTTTCTGATACTTAGGCTGACTTGGCTAAGATTTTGTCAATCTGTTCTAGCTCGGACTGACTTGCAGACGTGTTGGAGCCAGACTTTCTTGGCGGATTCCATGTTTCGCCTGTCAATTTCTTATAGACCGCACGATCATTCTTGTGCGTATCTTCAAGCTCTGCCAATTCTTCTTCCATGCTTTTGAAGATATCGAGCTTCTTGGAAAGTTTTACACCTACGATAGTGCCTTTCCCTTCAGTGGCTTCATCGTCCAGCAGTTGCTGTCTGAGACTTGCCATGTCCGCTTTGACATCTAGCATAAGACCATGTTTGTATTCGATAGAATTATTGCTAGTGTAGCACGCATCACGCGCTTTGTTGATTCTGTTATATTCCCCTGAATGGTAGCATGCTACAGCCATCTTCAAAGTGTATAAATCGTACTCTTTTATCAGTGTTTCAATTTGCTTAGACATTTCAACTTCTCCGTTTTGCCTAGGTTTAAGATACGTTCTGTAGCCAGAACAAGACTAGGCCTGCCACCATCCCGCAATGCTGTCCAGCAAAGCTGCGCGTCTTCTCGAACTGGCATCGGCGAACAGCCGTCAATCAAACAGGGATGCCTGGCTGAACACTTGCAAGCCAAGCATCCAGCCCCCTGTCCGCACAACCACAAACCAGCTACGCACAACCTACCAGTACAGGGGGAACAAGCCAGACGGAAGTTGCTGGATGGCAGGGCGGGATTGTGGCAGCCTTACGTCGCTGTCTGGGTACAGGTTGTGTCTTGAACCTAGTCTTGCAAAACGCAGAAGTTGCTCCAAATGTCTTAGCAAATTGATGCGCTGGTGAAAGAGTCCTCACGATTTATGCACTTTGAAGTGGCTTTTTTGTAGGATGCTGCCATTTTCAGTTTACTGCAGGGGAATATAGGACAGAATCCAAAGCGCGTGTGCGTACTCCGCTACACTTGCACATGAATTCTGTCGGATACAAACTGGATCGTTGCTGTCAAAGCGGACATGCTATGTCGAAGCTGCCAACTGCTGGCGATGCCCAGCCGCTGAAGACGAAAGCACTGTCGTAGGTCATTGTAAAACTCCAAGAAGTGAGTAAAGCATGGAAGAAAATTGACCACGAGCTTACGCACGAGAATGAACGTCCTTGCGGTCTATTGACAGGCTAAACTGGTATCCGCCTCTGGCTGCAGCGCGGCTGCTCTACGTCAGTCCCTAGAACAGTGACAAAATCTGCCGCCTTACGTCAGCCATCAGAAAGGGACTGACACGAGCAGGCTGGCACTTTGCCTTTGTGCGTTGACAAGCAAAATAGCCCCATCCATATTGGGGGGGAACACAAGGGGGGGTAAGAATAGGTAGTATCAATGAACGACATAGCGAAAGTGCGTCCAGTAACCACCAAGCAAGCGGCCTTAGTTGATGCGCTTGTAGCAAATGGATGCAGTATCACAGAGGCCGCTCGTTTGGCAGGTTACGCAGACGGCGAAAGCGGGAGAGTGACAGCCAGCAAAGCTTTGCGCCTGCCGCATGTGCAGATGTACATGATGGAACGAATAGGCGAGACGCTCGGGCTGAATGCTACGGTTGCTAGCGCAAAGCTTGTTCAGTTGGCAAAAGGAGCCAAGTCCGAGTACGTGCAGCTAGAAGCAAGCAAAGACATCTTAGACAGAGCAGGCTACAAGGCTCCTGACCGCCAACTGACCATGAGAGCTGGCGACATAGCCGTTAGTATAGACTTGTCCTAGTCAGCTAGGTACGCGACAAAGTCTGCGTACACTGGCTGACTGAGTGTCATCATAGACGGTAGGGGGGCAAAAAGTCGGTGCTACAACCATCGACACGACCTGTTGACACATTATAGCCGCAAAGGTACTGTAGCACTAATGCAACAAGGAGGTCATCATGCGGTTATTGTTTATTTTGTTATTGTTCCCCAGCATTGCGTTTGCTGATTGCGTTAGTTCGTTGCTAGAGTCTGGCTACCGCGTTGAAAGGTTAGCTCCGTTCAAAGACGGCTCTTGTGGCATCAGCGACCCAGTAAGGATGTATGCAACACCTACCACAAATTTTTCATCGCCAATAACTTTGTCGTGTCCGTTTGCCAAGCGTGTTGGTGATTGGGCTTTCGATATAGGCGCAAAGCATATTACGCATATTGGTGGGTACAACTGCCGCAAGGTGCGTGGCGGATTTATGATGTCACAACACTCTTATGGAAATGCGATTGATGTAAAGAAGATAGACGGTGTGCCTATATCTAAACAATGGCGACATGCGTACAAAAGAGCGTGTAAATATTTTACCACAGTGAGAACGCCCGACCATGATGCTAACCATCAACATCATCTACACATTGACAATGGCTGGGGTATGGGGTGTATGTTCGATATTGTGCGTTGAATTTTCTACAGCTTAATGAGAATGATGCATAATGGTACAGGAATTAGGAAAGCAAGAAGCGTTATCTGCATCAAAAGGTTTTGTTGCTGGGATGCCGCTTCATGAAAACTTTTTTATACGCGGTGTGTTCAACGCTGTGTTGCCGCAGTTTTTAAATCCGTTTGACAACGCAATAACAGAAGACAGCATAAGCGGCGAACTATTAGAAATGCTGCGTATTCTTGCTGAAGAGGTTGCGCCTGATTTGCAAGACGGAGAGGCTGTGCCAATACGGTATGACATGATTAATAAAAAATATAATTTAAAAAACATCTTTAATAAAAAAGAGTTTTCGGTAGACAGCTTTGAAGAGCAAGTAAAAATGTCTCTTGGCGACTTCATGCTGTATAAAGAAGATGGGCGTTTAAGAATATCAGATATATATGACTTCCCAGAGATAGGTAACTGGGAACAGTATAATGATGTTCAAACCTTTGATGATTACAGAAAAGCTATAGCTGATCATCCGGATAAAAGAAAATATTTTTATGCTCGCTTTATAGGTGAGCGCATGATGAATGAAGGACGTGACGATAACCTAAGGGTTAATATTACACTGCCGCAAGTTGCAGCCAAAGAACCAGAATCTGATTTCGAGCCATCAATACCAGAAGGTGCTGAATCAGTTGTGTATCGTGGCCCAATGACAAAAAAACGTTGGAGTTTATTTACTGGCTTAATAAACCCAGCAGGTGCAGCAGAAGCTGATACTGTTCCAACACCAGCACCACGCCCACCAAAAATGGTTGATGTTGAAGCACCATTGTCACGCCCAACAACAGCACAGATACAAGAATCACAAGGAGATTTTGCATTTGAAGGGCCAGCAGCATAATGGCAAAGTCACCAGCATGGACACGCAAGGCAGGTCAGAATCCGAAAGGCGGATTAAATGCAAAGGGCAGGGCATCGTACAGAACGAAGTCTGGCAAAAAGGGCAATCTGAAAGCACCAGTAAAAGGTGCAGCAGATACACCAGAGAAGCTAAGAAGGAAAGGTTCGTTCCTTGTGCGCATGGGTTCAGCGAAAGGACCACTGAAAGACGAAAAGGGCAGACCGACACGTTTGAAGCTATCACTGGTCGCATGGGGTCACTCTGGTGACAAAGCATCTGCGGTAGCCAAAGGTCGCCGTTTATTGGCTAGATATCAAGCTGCAAAGAAGAGGAAAAAGAAAAAATGAAGCAAGCTCCTAAAAAAGCAAAGCCTAAGTCGCTTTTAAAACGTGCATCTGGTAGCGACATAATAAAAATGCAATCTCCAGAAGTAAGGGCTTGGGCAAAAGAAAATGGCATTGCTACATCTAAAGAAATTGATGCAATGCCTTTGGCTAATCTTGAAAAAGTTTATATGATGTATTTAAAAGCGAAAGGCCAATAGCAATGATGAAAAAGAAAGCAGCTAAAAAATCAATGCTTACAGCAAAACAAAAGACATTGCCAAAAGCATTACAGCAAAAAATTTTGAAAGCAAAGATGAAAGGAAAGTAAAATGCCACAGGTCGGTAATAAAAAGTTCCCATACACAGCCAAGGGCAAAGCTGCAGCTAAGAAAGCTGCCGCTAAGAAAAAGATGCCAGCCAAGCGCAAGCCTGCTTCTGGAAACTATTCTCGCGGCTATTAATGTTTTATGCATCTCTTCTAATTTGTTGGGTTGGGTTTGGTGGACAACAATGTTTGGTTGCCCAAGATACAGAAGGGCCATACATTAAAGAAGAGCAATGTTTGAATAGGTTAAAGGAAATGGAATTTACTATTTATCAAAAGTTTCCTTTTACTAGAGTAACAGCAAAAGATTGCATACAACAGAAGGAAGGTAAGGTATAATGGCTGTCAACGCTGCTGGTAATTACACCAAACCTGCAATGCGAAAAGCATTGTTTAATCGTATCAAGGCTGGTGGCAAAGGCGGCAGGCCGGGCCAATGGTCGGCGCGGAAAGCCCAAATGTTAGCAAAAGCCTACAAAGCAAAGGGAGGCGGATATAGAAACTAATGTTAGCAGAGCTTGTGGCAATAAACAGTGCGTTTGCCGTCATAAAGAAGACGATTGCAA